TAGCCTGTTTTTATGGGAAGACCACCGAAGCCAATTGAGCAGAAGCGACTGCTGGGCAACCCAGGGCAAAGACCCTTGCCCGACATCAAGACAACGATTGCCCTGACTGGGGGTTATGTGGAACCTTTACGCCCGCTTGGTGAATCAGGCCGAGCTATGTGGGACGCTGTATTCGAGAAAGCTGGTTTATGGATTAGCAATCGAACCGACACCGAGTTTTTGCAACTGGTGTGCGAACAGCAAGACCGAAGATTATGGCTAATGAGTAGAATCCAATCCGACCCTGAGAACTGGCGACTCATGCGCCAGCTCCACGACCTAGAGGTGATGATTGGCAACAACATGGGAAAGCTTGGGCTCACACCTGCTGATAGAACCAAGTTGGGCTATGCCGAAGTGAAGGCTAGGTCGAAACTTGAGGAGCTACAGGATAAGTGGGCTGCGAATGACCAGCTGGCCTCCTAGATGGATTACGCCTGTTCCCGAACAGGCAACCGAGCTCTCTCACGGCAAGAAGGCTGTTGACTTTATAAACACCTTCGCCACTGTGACTAAAGATTCTGTCGGTGGTCGAGCAGGCGACCCGATGAGGCTTAGAGATTGGCAACAGAATCTCCTCATCAATGCCTTTGCTGCTGATGGAGCAGGATTCCGTCACAAAGCTATTTGCGTGGGCGTTCCAAGAAGGAATGGAAAAAGCGCACTAGCTTCGGGTGTCGCACTTTGGTCACTGCTCACTGGCCCTAAAGGCGGTGAGGTCTATTCTTGTGCGGCAGATAAAGACCAAGCGAGAATTGTGTTCGGTGAGGCAAAGAAGATGCTGACCAACGAACCCGAGCTAGAAGAGCTTGCCAGGGTTTATAGAGATGCCATTGAGATTCCGTCAACAGGCTCGGTCTATAGAGTTCTGTCAGCAGAGGCATTCACAAAAGAAGGTCTTTCTCCAACAATGGTTATCTTTGACGAGCTACACGCACAGCCAGACCGAGAACTATTCGATGTTATGCAACTTGCTCAAGGAGCTCGAGGTAATCTAGCCACAATGTTCTGTATTACAACCGCAGGACAGAAATCCGATAGCACTGGCAAGGATTCCATCGCTTATTCGCTTTACCAATACGGCCAAAGAGTCAGTAGGGGCGAAATTGAAGACCCAAGCTTCTTTATGGCGTGGTGGGAAGCCCCAGCAGAGGCAGACCACAAAGACCCCGAGGTTTGGAGACTGGCAAACCCAGGTTTCGGTGACCTAAATGACGAAGATGACTTCAAAAGCACTGTTTTGAGGACACCAGAAGCCGAGTTTCGTACAAAACGCTGTAATCAGTGGGTTTCTAGCAACCTGACATGGCTTCCAACTGGTTCTTGGGACGATTTAGAGGCCGAAAAGACGATTTCACCCGAAGATGAGCTAATTATTGGCTTTGATGGGTCATTTTCTGGCGATACAACCGTTTTAGTCGGTTGCACTATCCCAAAAGAGGACGAATTGCCACATTTGTTTCTTATCAAGGCTTGGGAGAAGGGGCCAGACGATGATAACTCTTGGCGAGTTAACATAACTGATGTAGAAAACGAAATTATTAGTTTTTTGTCAGCAGTATCCCAAGGTCAGAGAGATTGCTTGCGACCCTTATCGCTGGCAACGCACTAATGGCCTACCTAATGGAAGAAAAAGACCTTCCGATAGTCGAGTTTCCGTCAACATCCGCAGCTCGTATGGTGAAAGCCACGGCACGGTTCTTTGACGGAGTAATGGAAAAGAAAATGACGCACTCAGGCGACCCTCTACTCGCCCGACACCTAGACAACTGTGTTCTAAAGATAGATAACCTTGGGCCACGCATTGTCAAAGAGAATCGCAATAGTAATCGCAGAATTGATGCTGCGGTTGCTGCTGTGATAGCTTACGAAAGGGCTACGGTGGGTAGAATGGAAGATGTAGTGCCACAAGTATTTATTTAGGCAGGTATGACAGCAACAATCTTGCAAATTGCAGGTGCAACACTTATCTCAGTAGGTGCAGCACTTGTTTACTTGCCGCTAGGAATCATTCTAGCGGGCATCTCGGCACTCCTATTCGGTATTGCCTTGGAGCGTAGCTAATGCTAAATAATTTGTTCGAGAAGCGAGCAGTATCCTTCCAGACAGTCTGGGGGTCGGGTGACTTTGCCGATGTGCAGTCACTATCTGGCACGATTATCAATTCTGACACCGCAATGCAACTCAATGCGGTCTTTTCAGCAGTGTCCTTGATTTCTGACACTGTTGCCACGCTCCCAGTGGATGCTTACTTCCGAACTGACGGAGCAAGGTTTGCTCTAAGGCCAAGACCAGCTTGGGTGACAAAGCCAGATGTTGATACAACTAAAGAAGCTTTCTATGGAGCTGCAATTGTCTCTCTTTTGCTTGAGGGAAACATCTTTATAAGAGTCTTCCGTAATCGCTCTGGTCAGATTGTCAACATGACAGTTTTGAATCCAATTGATGTTGACATAAAGCGAAACGGCGTTGGCAGGGTGATGTTCAATGTCAAGGGCGAAGAAAAAGCTTTGTCAACAGAAGAAGTCATCTTTATTCCAGATGTTGTTAGACCAGGTTCCATTAGAGGCATCAGCAGGGTAGAGGCACTAAAGGAGAACCTCGGTCTTGCTAGGGCACTTGAGAACTACGCCGCTAAATTCTTCGGTTCGGGCACACAGACTTCTGGTGTTCTAGAGGTTCCAGGCAATCTGACGGCAGAGCAAGCTAAGTCAATGCAAGAAGCCTTTGATTCTCGCCACAGGGGTTGGGGCAGGGCGCACAAGACCGCAATCATTACTGGTGGTGCCGCATACAAGCCAACCAATGTGCCAAATGACCAAGCTCAGTTCTTGGACAGTCGCAGAATGGCAGTCGAAGATGTTGCAAGAGCATTCAACATCCCTCCACACCTTCTCGGACTCCCAGGCACCAACACTTACGCATCAGTCGAGCAAAACAACATTGCTTTCGTCACGCACACCCTCAGACCTATTGCTCAGAAGCTCGAGGGTGCCCTTACAGCGGTTTTGGCACAGGAAACGGGCAGAGACGCTGCCTTTATCAAATTTAGCCTTGACGGGCTTCTGAGAGCCGATGTCAACTCTCGCACTGAATCTTATGCAAGAGGCTTGCAGTCAGGTTACTACACAGTAAACGACATCAGACGCTTCGAAGACCTCCGACCAATTGATGACCCAGCGGCAAGCACAGTCAGAGTCCCGCTGTCTAATGTGAACATTGATGCCGCTGACCTCTCAGCCGTCTCAGCAAGAGTCGAGATGGCACAAAGACTAATTCAGGTAGGTTTCGACCCAGAAGACACAATGTCCAAGCTTGACTTGCCTAACATTACTCACACTGGCAAAGATTCAGTCCAGCTACAACCAGAGGAGGGGTAATGCCGCTGACCCACAATATTTACACTCTGGGCACTGCTTTAGCAACTCGTATAGTTGCTCCGCAAAAACATGTCTCAAGAAGTGCATTTACACAACATGACAAAAAGCTCCAACCAATACATTTATCTTGGTGGAGCAGCAGTCACCATCACAAATTCAATTCACATAGACCCAGGTGAGAGCCTTGCCCTAACCCTCGGCCCAAGGGGATGACCTTTGGGCAGTAAGCGACCCCAATGGTCTCGAGGTTGGTGTTCTTGTGGTGAAGCAGGACTAATGCCATACTTTATTACTGACAATCATCCCGATTGCTCAAACTGGGCAGTCGTGAAAGAGGACGGCGAGCTAGTTGCTTGTCATCCAACAAAAACGAGCGCAACCGACCAAAATGGTTGCCATTTCATTAGCAGAGGAGTTGGAACCAGGTGGCACTTATACCGAACCGACAAGGTCTTCCAGTGAACTCACAACCGCAGAAGGCAGAGGAGCCGAAGCCTGCGAAGATTGTGACGGAGCCTGTGAAGTCTGTAGTTACAAAGAAAACCAGGAAGAGCGGCAAGTAAATCTTGAGCCGCCTTCCTACATGAGGGCAGCGGCTCGCAGAGGGCTCTCCTATTATGAGGAAGGCTATGGCGGCGATGGCTTGGTTGAAAGAACTATTCGAGAAGCTCGTGCAATGGCACGGGGTTCTGTTACTGCCGATAAGTGGGTTAGGATTCGGGCTTGGATTGCTCGTCACTTGGTTGATTTGGACAGTCCCGCCGCCCGACCTGATTCGAATGATTATCCTAGTGCTGGCGTAGTTGCTCACCTCTTGTGGGGCTCAGGCCCATCTAAGCGAGCAGCCCAACGAGCTTTGGCGTATGCCGAAGGTGTTGTAGCTAGAATAGAAGAAGAGAATGAAGGACGAGCGAAAGGCGAAGCATTGTCCAAGATTGAAACTCGCACGATACCTATTGAGTTCGAGGTTCGTGAAGAGGCAGATGGCATGACTTTTGAGGGCTATGCCGCCGTATTCAATACACCATCAGAACCACTACCCTTTATCGAGCGTATTGCTCCAGGAGCATTCAAGCGTTCACTAGATGCTCGCAACGACATCAAGCTGTTGTGGAATCACGATTCAGGCACAGTTCTCGGGTCAACTCGAGCTGGGACAATGAAGCTATACGAAGATGACCGTGGACTCAGGGTAAACGCAACCTTTCCAAACACAAGTGCTGGTAGGGATGCGGCAGAGCTTCTCCGCAGGGGCGATGTAGATTCTATGAGCTTCGGTTTCTCGGTGCCTTCTGGTGGAGACGAGTGGTCAAGCGATGGTGCTGAGCGAACTCTAAAAGTCCGTTCGGTTGCACGAGGTTTCAATTGTTGCTTTTCCCCGCTTACAGCTCTACGGCAGGCACAACTTCTGTGCGTGGCCTTGACAAGGTAGCAGAGAGGGCAGACATTGACCCAGACGCACTTGCAGATGCAATTACCAAAGCTTGAAGAGGGCAAGGAGCTGTCTGAGGACGAGGGCAGACTGTTGACTCAGGCAGTCGTCTCTTCAACAGAGAAGCCAGAAGAACCAGAAACTATCGGTGACACGGCTATGCTAGAACTAAAGAAAAAGAAGCTGTCAATACTTATGAATGGATTGAAATAATGGCGACAAAGGCAGAAATCAAAAATGCCATCCTTGAGGTAGCAGGTTACCCAGAGTCAGGTGCAATCTTTGCACTTGCCGACAAGATGGCACAAGCAATCGTTGGTCTAGACACAGTCGAGCCTGTTGCAGAAACCCCGAAGGTTGCCGCAAGCTTTGAAAGACCAGCTAAAGAAAACCGTGTAACGAGGCCAACCGAAAAACGGTAGGCTGCAATAGCGGTTCCCCCGTGGTTCTATCTTTCTTCCCACGGGGGTTTCTTTTTGGTGTGGACACCTCTTGTAAAATTTACATAGCGGATGTGAGTCAGCTCTGCCGTGTTCAGTTCAGCGTCAACGCTGCTGGTAATTGTAAATAACTATTAGAGGAGACTAAATGTCTGAGTTCATCAAGGCTCAGCAGGAGGTTCGTGCTAATCTCACCCAGCAAATTCGTGAAGTCATTGACAATGCTGAGGCTGAGAAGCGTGGACTAGACGCTGAAGAGCTAGAGAAGATTGACCGCATCGAGGACGACATCCGCCGTGCTGATGAGGCAATCGCTGTTGCACAGCGCAACGAAGAGCGCAATGTAGAGGCTTCCGTAGCCGCTAAGGGCTTTGCTCTACCAGAGCAGGAGAGCCGTTCGGCTGACGAGATTCTTCGCCAGATTGCACAGACCCGTGGCTCACACACCTTCAACCGTGAAGAGCGTGTGCTTGTCCCAACCACCAACACCGTTCCAAAGACCTTCTTTGACCAGGTGTTCGATGTCGCAAGACTCGTTGGCCCAATGCTAGATGTTGGACAGCGAATTAACACCACTTCTGGTGAGGACATCACTATCCCAACCCTGACCGCATACAGCACCGCAACCCTCAAGGCTGCTGGTTCTGCACTTGCTGACAGCGAGCCAACCTACAGCTCCATTACTCTTGGAGCCTATAAATATGGTCTGCTCATCCCAGTTGCCAACGAGCTCATCACTGACGCTGGCTTCGACATCAGCTCTCACCTTGCTGAGCAGGCTGGTAACGGCCTCGGCTTTGCAGTCAACGCACAGCTCACCACTGGAAGTGGCTCTGACCAGCCAAACGGTGTTGTTACTGCTGCTGCTGCTGGTGGAACTGGTGGCACTGGTGTCTCTGGTGCATTCACCGCTGACAACCTGATTGACCTACAGTACTCACTTGATGGAGCGGCTCGCCGTCTCCCAGGTGTTGCTTACATGGCAAACGGTTCAACCATCGGTGCAATGAGGAAGCTCAAGGACAAACGCTGGTCAGTACCTATACCAGGTACAGGTTGGACAGCCAGACACATTTGCTGGCTACCAGATTATCGAAAATCCTGCGTTAGCATCGGTTGCCACTTCGGCAAAGTCGGTGCTATTCGGACACATGCCTTCATACAAGGTTCGTGTTGCAGGTGGAGTCCAGGTTGCAACTTCAACCGACTACTCGTTCAACACAGACAGTACGACCTTCCGTGTTCTGATGCGAGTTGACGGTGACCTAACGCACTCGGCCCACATCAAGTACTTCGTTGGTGCTGGTTCCTAACCCCTAACGAAAAAAAGCGAGACCCCCGCAGTTCTAGGTTGCTGCGGGGGTTTCTTTTTGCTATGGTGATGGTATGCCAAAACAACCTAGACTAAATGGGGCTATAGCCCTCGCCAGCAACTCCCCAGGAATGCCTACGGGCTATGGGAATCAAAGCAAGCTCCTAGCCGAGAAACTTATAGAGTCAGGACTAGAGTTTGCCGCCCTTTCTAACTACGGACTCGAGGGCACTAAAAGCGAGCTAAAGATTGCTAATAAATCCGTGCCCCACTATCCGAGGGGATTCGGTCTTTACTCGACAGATGTAATCCCCGTTTGGTTCAAAGATTTCGCTAGTCAGCATCCAGATAAAAAGACTGTTCTAATGACCCTTTATGATGTCTGGGTTTATAACGACATGGAGTTTGACGGAGACATCATCTCTTGGATTCCGTTAGACCACATCACGCCGCCGCCAAAGGTCATAGAGTTTGCCAAGAAAAAGAATAGTCACATTGGTTTCTATGTCACCTCACGGGCAGGAGCAACTCGAGTCAGTCGGTCTTGAATCTGTTTACATCCCGCACGGTATAGACACAAAGATATACAAACCAACCAAAAGAAAATCAATGGGGTGCCTGTGCGTGAGTTTATGGGAGTCCCCGAGGACACATTCCTAGTGGGTATGGTTGCGGCTAACAAAGCAAACGGTAGCATTCACAGAAAAGCTTTTGCGGAGAACTTGTTGGCTTTTGCAACCTTCCACAAAAAGTATCCCAACTCACAAATCTACATTCACTCAGAGCCCTCGAGAGCCTACGGAGGTTTCGACCTAGCGGGTATTCTCAGGGCTGTTGGCCTAGACAAATCTGCTGTGATTCTGCCAGACAGAGATGCCCTACGCACAGGCTACTCCAATGAAACCATGGCAGGCTTCTATTCGGCAATGGATGTGCTACTAAGCACCTCTTACGGGGAAGGCTTTGGTATTCCGACTGTGGAAGCTCAGGCATGCGGGACAAGAGCCATCACAAGCAACTTTGCCGCCTCTAAAGACCTAGCCTCAGAAGACAGCTGGAAGATTGATGGGCAACCGTTCTGGGACGAAGCACA